GATATACTATGGTATATATGGTGGCACTATGCCTGGTGAAAGACTACTTAAAATTGGTAGGAGTATGAAGAAAGCAGAGAACGCTAACAAAGTTAACTTCGCCAATAAGGTCAGGAGAACTATGAAAGAAAGGGGAATAAGTGGATAGTGATATAGTCTGGCAAGGGGTAATCACTAGTGATATGGTAGCAGGTTGGTCTACTGATAAAGTAAGTACGCTTATCAGAGAACTAGATGACTTGGTATATATTACATATGAGGAATTATCTAGCGACAGAAATAACATAGAAGGTCTATTCGACAATGAATACGAGTAGACAAAAAAAGAAAAGGTTTGATATGAGAAAAGTATTTATATTGCTACTTGGTGTGGGGATACTACTTGCACTTGGTATTAGATTTGCTGCTCATACTGGGGAAAATAGTTCAACACCTAAAGAAGTTTCTGAAGGTTGGACTGTAATGGACAGCAAGTCTTATGCACAAGATAAGTTGTACGAGTGGCAACATAAACAATGGTCATGCCTTAATAAATTGTGGACTAAAGAAAGCAATTGGAGACCCAACGCATACAATAAAATTAAAGTAATGGGCAAAAATGCTGGAGGTATTCCACAATTATTAGGGCTTGACCCCAAGACCCCTGCACCTAGACAGATAGAACGAGGGTTGGATTATATCTACAACAGATATCACACCCCTTGTGAGGCGTGGAAGTTCTTTACTAAGAAAGGATACTACTAATTAATCCTAAACATATTACGGAACTAAAGCCTGATTACAAATCCGCTATGGACATTAGGGGTAGAGCCACTACCATATGTCCATGCGGTTGTAATGTATGGAACTTAAAGACTGTCTTCGATGAGGAGACTGGCGAGATAGACATGTACTTTTTAGATATGGAGTGTGCTTTATGTGGCACTCTTGCAACAGCACCAACACCAGATGACGAGGAGATGTAATGCCTACATATTCATATAGATGTAATGATGACAAGGCACTATTAGAATTAAGTCGTAGCGTTGATGACAGAGATGACTTAGTTGAGTGTCCACAATGTAATAGAGAAATGGTAAGAGAGTATCAAGCAAACCCTGTTATCTTTAAGGGTACTGGGTTCTATTCAACAGGAGGTTAACATGGAAGATGTAATTGAAGTACTGAAAGAAGCAAACAAATTATTTGCTGACATGTTTGGTATAGAGGAGGACGATGATGAGTGAACCTATGTATTTAATGGGTGATGATGTTGCACTAGGTATCAACCAAACCTGTGATAACTGTGATGAGGTTGATTGTGTATGCTTTGAACCTGATAGAATGTGGGGAGATGATGACTGATATTACAGAACAAGATGAACAAGATGAGATGTTAGCAAAGTTCTGGGCTGACTACGGCGAGAGCATGTGGGTAGACCCAGCAGAGCAGGAAGAGTTATGGGATGAAAAAAATTTTCTTTAGAGGATTAGTCTTCATCGCTCCCGTTCTCATTCCCACTCTCGCTATCGCTTTGTATGTCTTTATATTCTATGGTCTCTTCTTCCTCATCATCTTCCTTACTTGAGAAGTCGGTATCTCTGTAAGGCTTGAAGCCACCCATTTTATTTATTAATCTTTTAATTGCACGCTTATGTCTCATGCGTGCTGTGTCCTCGCTGAATAACTCAAGGAGATTTGCTATCTCTTTGAAGTCAAGGGACTCTGCGTGTCGGAAGAAGAGTATCTTCTTGTCATCTTTACTCAACTTCCAATACGCAGCGTCCACCTCTAACATAATTATTGTAAGGTTTCCACCTTCACTTGGTGCAGACGGACGACCTGGACGACCTAAGTTTAACTTGTGAGTTACACCATAATCACCACGCAATACTGCTGGAAGAATTGCTTCCACCATATCAGGTTCATAGTAATATAAATCACCTGTGTCATAGCCAACAGACTTGGCTTTCCATTTCTGACAATAGTCTAACGCTTGATTACGAAGGCTACGATAGATAAGATTCTTAGCGTCCTTCTCACCTATTGCTTCCCACTCTTTTAATTTATTAGGATGTTCAGGGAACCATTGATAAAGTGATTGCTTTATATCTTCCAACTCAACCATAGAAAACTTCTTATGGTACTCAGATGATACTGCAATTACAATATAATCCCACTTCTCAATGTCTTTCCAGTCCACTACTTCCATACCTTCCCATCAAATACGAATGAACCATCCATATTAACTGGAACAAGATGTGGTATAACTTTATTTCCATCTACATATAGCACACCAAAGCCCTTGTGCCAAGTAAATAATCCACCCTTAATATATCTAGCGAACTTAAAGTCCATTAAACAACCAACTTCTAAACCCCATAAAGTCTTAGGGTGTCCACCAAAGTATGACTGTGTGTAATGTGTCAAGCCCATGCGGTGAGTATGCCCACAGACTACACTCATGCCCGCTCTTTTCGCTAGTCCCAATGCAGTAGCACCAGCAGTAGGCTGGACATTACCTTCATCACCATGTAGTAGCAACCAATTAGGTGCTAGTTCATATGGCTTTTCATGGTAAGTAATACCTAAGTTATCAAGTTTTAAGAAGTTCTTTAACTCTAGTTCAGGTAATCCAGCAAGACCTGGTGCTCTTGTTTTAATTGTATTAAATAATCTATCTGTATGATTACTACGAATCATATGCTTGACCTTTAATGATTCAAGAACCCGATAAGTTTCATCTCTATCTCTAGCAATAGACTTCTCGTGTTCAAGGTCAGTACCTCTACTCCATTTGGAGATAGTCTGCATATCCATTTCATCCCCGACTGACACAACTTCATCAGGTTTATAAGACTTGATAAAGCGAGACAGTACAGATACTGCTTTCCTATCGTGATACGGTACCTGTAAATCAGATACGCAGACTATAACCTTCATCTTTCCCACTTTCCTCTAAGAACTAACAACCCTATGATTGCATAGTTCGCCATGTCCTTGAAGGAATCTTCAATGGATTCGTGCTGAGGCTGAAAGCCTCCAGTATCTTCCATATATTCATATAGATTATTGATACGTGCTAACTTGTCGTGCATACGAACTCTTAATCCATTGATAGCACCACCTGGTGCTTCAGATATATTCTTTGGTCCATAGTCTTTATGTTTAGACAAAAGTAAATCTAATAGTTCTTGAAATGTATTACCTACTGATACCTCAAATGAATCAGCAGGTTCAGGATAATTAACTTTCCAATTCTCACTCACTGCTATCCCCCTCTTTGGGTATTGAACTTATTACTTTATTAACTGATTGTTGTAGTCTTTCATAGTACCATGTATCCCATTGTTCTTGTTTGTCTAGTTCTTCTATTCTTGTCATTACTTTCCCCCTTCAAGTAGTTGTTTAATCTCATCATCTATCTCCATCATTTGTGATTCGATTATCATCTCTTCCACTATGTCTTTGATTGCTTCGGGCTGTGTCTCAGCCGTAAACAATGTCATATATGTGGACTGGGTTATTGACTTTATCTGTTCAGGTTTGTCTGCATATTTATACAAACACCTAAGTAAAGAACCTATCATCAACCTAGCGCCGTTAGGTAGAACCAATGCTGGGTCAAACTCTTCATCATCTTCTAACAGATGGTCAGTTGCTTCGAACACATTTTCGAATCGCTCACCACATTCAGGGCAAGGTGGAATATCTTTACTCATTCAGTCCTGCCTTCTCTCTTATGTAGTCTGCGCCATACTTAACGTATGCACTATTGACATCTTCCCCATCTGGTAGTTGTACAATAGTAACTGGTAGTTCTCTTGCTAAACTATTAGCGAATTCTTTTCCTGGTTGGTCACCATCTGCGAATACAAATACTCTTTCAAAGTCAGCAAGTAATCTAGTGTAATGTTTCTTCCAACTATTAGCGCCAGGTACACCAACACAAGGGACACCAACACAACTAGATAAAGTAATTGTGTCTAACTCTCCTTCACATACACCTATAAAATCTCCTGCTCGTTCTATATCTAACACATTAAACATCTTTGTTTCCGCACCAGTCATACCCATATACTTTGGTTCAACTGCTGGGTTAAGAGAACGAAACCGCAGGTCAACGACACCAGTCTTAGTAATGTATGGTATAGATAACCTACCCTGAAAAGAATCATGTCCAATCTCAGGCTCCCCGACTACGCCTAATCGAGCCAGACGTGCTGCTTCCATTGAGATACCTCTGCTTCTTAGGTAATCCTCTGCCTGATAAATGTTTGCCGCGTATCTCTGAGTTGCCTGGTCCAACAATTCTCTCTGCGATTGACTTTGCTTCACGTATATCTACCCTTTCTTGCTGTGCAATAATTTGTAAACTGTTACCTTGGACTCCACAGGCGAAGCAGATGTATATGTTATTGTCGAGATTAACACTTCCTGATTGGTGTGTGTCGGAGTGGAATGGACACTTGAGATTAACTTGCCCGTGTCCTTGTCGTACTTGCGCTCCATAGTGTACAAGTACTTCTCTGATATTTGGTAAGTCATTTGCCTGCCCTCTTAGTCCACTGTTCAAAGTCTTCCACCACCCAAGCCTTATCTATACCTGCTTGTCTACGTTTAACGATGACAAACTTATATGGTACTTCTTTTAATCCTCTAGCCTTAGCATAGTTCTCTGCTTCCACTTGCGCTTCTCTCCAGAACTGTGGTAAGTCTAACTTCTTTGTTGCCTTTAATTCTAATATGATTGCCGTTCCTTCTAGGAAAGCAACTACATCTCCTTCATCTTTTGCGCCAGCCTTAGTTAATCTCTCGGCTAATATATCCTTAGACCTGAGCCATCTAACTACACCAGTTTCAAATGCTGAACCCTTACGCTTACCATAACTACTCATGGGTAAACCCACTTATAGGTATACGCCAACCATTTATATATGAATCATAATACTCAGGCTTAGTAAACTCTTCGGGATATGCAGCACCAAATATTTCTACCTCAGAAAAATATTCTAGGTCTAAACATTTAGTACCAATTATAACTTTACCTTCGTCTTTACGCCAGAACGGTATGCTGTCCTGGGTTCTGATAGACCTTACTTCTACATTATTACCAACATCAGGTAGTGAATGACGCTTCTTATGTAGTACATTAGGATACCAAGGATTATTCCAAGCAAGATTATAGTGTTTAGCAACAGCCCATTCACATACATTAGCCCGTATGTTTGCATTAATCTCAGGCTCTAACTTACCATCTGCCTTACCTTGTGCGTAGTTAGGTTGGTCAGTAGAACCAAACTTTGCTAGCCATCTTTCTACTGCAAGCATGGTACAGACTCTCACCTCGTCTTTACTCAGGGTTATTATCACGCCATGCCACCTTAGGATATCTTGTAAAGTTTATAAAGAAAAACAAAAAGTCTAATCTAGTTACCCACGCAACTACTTGTGCTTCGTATCCTACCTCTATGTCTAGGATAGGATACTTTTCGAAGCCCAATCCATAACAGTATCTATTGTTTCTAGATATGGTTATGGTATATCTACCTATATCTTTTTGCATTAGTGGTTCTCTGGTATATCATCAACGAACATATACTCAGGATTAAATGCAATCCAAGTCATTAGACCTCCACCTGCATCCGCTCTTCCGTATCTGTTCTTGACAGGTGCAACTCCCATCGACGTTCCAACAACACCAAGCGTGCATATAAGTGCTGGAAGTTGAGCAACCTTACCCTGGATAGCAGAACGTGGCTGACATGGTGTCCCAAGAACAGCCTCGCTAGTGTGATGAAGAACAACAACAGCCGAGTTCGTAGCACGTGCAAGATATTTCAACTCCTTCATTATTGCTCTCATAGAAGCAAACTCTTCGCCACCATCTGTGGCTACATCCATTAGGTTATCAACTATGATAAGTGTAGGAGAACAACCCCACAGTTCTTCAAAAGATTGAACCTCTTCATCGATGTCTTGTAATGTTGGCGCTGATTCAAATGACCAGACTATATGATTACTCTTTGATAGAGTAGCCTTAGTCCAACCTATATCAGACTGCAACATTCCTTCTACATCTGTTTGATTCTTTCCAGAAATCATAGAGGCTAATCGCATAGCCATTGTGTGTGCATTAGTATCAGCAGAGATGTAAAGTGTTGGCACCTTCATCTTTAATGCTAGTGCTAATGCAAGTGTGGATTTTCCAACTCCTGGTGCTGCAGCGAACATGGAAACTTCAGAGCGACGGATGATAATCTTATTCGACTCGAATGCCTTAAAGCAAGATGGTAATGGTTCCCCACCAATACTGGCA